GGGCGGGCGGCTGAGACTCCGGTGTTCATATCCGCCCATCCCCGGCCGGGCTTAAAATGCCGGGACGCCCCGGCGCGGAGTGGCCGCGCGCTTATAAGGAAAATCGCGGGCGGGAAAGGAAATAGCATGAACTACGAGTATCTGAAGCCCTTCTTTGAGGGCGGCCCCCTGTCCTTTGAGCAGCTGACCGAGAAGCTGGACGCCGCTGACGGCGTGAAGCTGGCCAATCTGAAGGACGGCGGCTATGTGGGCAAGGACAAGTTTGACGCCCTGGAGGCCAGGGCGAACGGGCTCCAGGCCCAGCTCTCCGAGGCAAACGGCAAGCTGGAGGGCTACGACCCGGAGTGGAAGGCCAAGGCCCAGCAGATGCAGCAGGAGGCCAACCAGAAGGTAGAGGCCGTCCGGTTTGACTACGCGCTCAAGGCGGCCCTGACAGCGGCTAAAGCCAAGAACCCGGAGCTGGTGGCCAAGTCCATCAACCGGGACGCCCTCAAGCTGACTGACGCCGGCCTGGTGGGCCTGGAGGAGCAGCTAAAGGCGTTGAAGGAGTCTGACGGTTATCTGTTTGAGGGGGACAAGCCCGCCCCGGAGATCGTCAAGCCCGGCAGCCCGATCCGCCGAACCCCGGCAGGGGGCGGGGATCTGGATGACTTCTATGCAAACAACCCGTTCTACAAGAAAAAAGCGTAAAGGAGTATGAGAGATGTCTGTCACTTATAACGGTCTCCATGTGGACGAGCGGTATTCCGCCATCCTGGAGCCCAACCTGTATTTTAACCCGATTCTGGTGCCCGGTGTGACCTGCACCGACAAGTACGAGACTGGCCCCGCCGGCCAAATCTTCGTCCACCAGCTCAACACCAGCGCCGTGGAGGCTGGCACCCCCGGCCGGGACTTCACTGACGAGGTGGCCGCTGATACGCTGATCCCCATTCAGATCAACAACAACTTCCAGAAGTCCAAGAAGATCTATGGCGTCCAGGCCGCGGCGGTGAGCTTCGCGGCGGGCAACGAGTATCTGGCCACCGCTATCCAGGAGTGCCGGGAGGGCTGGATGCAGTGCGGCATCGCCTGTCTGGCCCAGGAGGGTAAGGCGGCCACTGCAACGGCGGCCATCACGGAGGATACCGTCAAGTCTGACCTGATCGACACCCGTACCGAGATCGTGAAGGACAAAGGCCGGGCCAACGTGGTCATGTGCACCCCGGAGTATTATGGCCTGGTGCTCAAGGCGGCAGGCAAGGATTTCACTCCCAGCACTAACGACCGTATCGCGGCCACCGGCAACGTGGGCCAGTGGTTGGGCTTCACCTTCGTGGAGGCCAATGGTGCCACCGGCAGCATCAAGTATTACGACCACACCGGTGCGCAGAAGACTGTGGACATGAGCAAGGTGCAGTATGTCATGTACTACCATGAGACCCTGTCCGTGGTGAGCAACTTCGAGGTGGCCCGCATCATCGACTCCGAGCGGTTCGCGGGCTCTCTGGCCCAGGTGGAGATGAATACCGGCTACCGGGTGACTAACTCCAAGTTGGCCCGGGTGCGCAAGGTGGCCGGCGCAGGTTAAGGAACAGGGGGGCGGACCATGCTGACCGCAGGATATGAATTTTATAGGGGGACCTATCACGGGGACAAGATCACCGCTGCGGAGTGGCCCGTACTCAGCCGGGATGCCGCCGCCTGCCTGGAGGAGCTGACCCTGGGCAGGACGGCGGCTGACCTGGCCCCGGAGCTGCTGGAGCGGTGCCAGATGGCGCTATGCGCCGTAGCTGAGGAGTACAAGGCCGAGCGAGAAGAGGGCGCTGGCGTTGTAGCGTCGGAAAGCGTGGGCTCCTGGTCCCGGACCTATGCACAGACGGCCAGCCCGGCGCAGAAACGGCGGGATGCCGCGTGGATGTGGCTGGGGAATACCGGCCTGCTGTACCGGGGAGGCGAATCGCTGTGTGGCCGCATACCGTAACAATCTGGCGCAGAGGCGCAGACGAAAGCTACACCGCAGAAGTGGTCACCGGCTGCTTGTGGGAGGACAGACGGGGTGAACAGCTTCGCAAGACCGGGGCCTCGGCGTCGAATGGCGTCAAGGTTTATATGCCCATCACCGCAGCCATTCAGGCCGGAGATTACGCGGCAAAGGGCGAAGGGTACGGGGCAGTGAGGACGGCCAAGGACATCGTGGCCTTGGGCGGCCTCCGGGTATCAGAGGCGGACCGCCTGGACTTCGGCAGGCTGTCCCATGTGGAGGCGGTGATGGAATGAGCTATAGCTTCCACTGGAATCCGCATTTCAAGCGGAAGAGGAAGGCAGGGCTGCAAAGAGCCCAGCGGGCTATAGATTCCAGTGTTCTCCGCTTTTCAGAGCCGTTTCTGCCATTCCAGTCCGGGGTGCTGCGTAACAGTGGAATCACTGGAACAGTGGTAGGTTCTGGACGGGTACAGTGGACGGCGCCCTACGCGCATTATCTGTACGAAGGCAGGGTTATGGGGCCGAACGTCCCGCTGCATGAGGGTGGACAGTTGGTGGGATTTTTCTCGCCGAAAGCCCCCAAAAAGTATACCGGGAAAAAGCTGCAATTCCATGGGGCCCCCAAGCGGGGGGCCAGATGGTTTGACCGCATGAAACGGGTACATACCGCCGACATTGTGGCGGAGGCAAATCGAGCTTATAGGGGAGGCAGGGTGCTGTGAGTATTTTGCAGGCACTTCAAGACTTTTTGGAGGGCTACGAGGGGATGGAGCTCCGTCCGCTGGGGGAAATTCTGACCGACCTGACCAGGGCGGCACCGCCCTCTTACTCCCTGGCCCCTGCGGGCGGTGGAACGGACACCCAGGATGTGGTTGGTAATCGTTACTATACCAGCCGATACCACTTCTTTGCCCTGGAGTGCGCAGGGGACGAGGCGGATCGGGCTGAAAACTACGACTTTCTGGAGTCCCTGGCGAGCTGGCTGGAGGATCAGGAAGATCAAGGGAACTATCCAGAATTGCCCGGACGTTATTCCGTGGAAGGGATCGCGGTTCAGTATGCCACGCTCTACGATGTTTCTCAGAACGGGGCGGGGCTGTATCAAGTACAAATCGAATTGACTATCAAGAAGGAGGTTGTACCAAATGGCTGACCCTACTATTACCGGAACCGGAGCGGTCAAACGCGCAGAGTTCAAGCTGTTTGCAGATGTGGGAGAGGCGGAATCCCCTGAGTGGGAGCTCCAGGGTGATCGCATTGAAGAGCTGTCGCTGGAGCTGAATCCCAACGTGGAAACGGTAACTGATGTGACCGGCGTTACCGCCACCACATTGGACAAGTACGAGGAGCAGACCAGCGTGGAACCCTACTACGCCAAGCGGGAAAGCAAGCTCTTTGCCTGGCTTTACAGCGTGGTACGGGACAAGAAAACCCTCACCGACGTGGAAAAGACCTTCTGCTGCGTAAACATCTTCGCCGAAAGCGAGGGGAAATACGACGCATGGACACAAAAGGCTATTGTAGCCGTCCAGTCCTACGGCGGCAGCACCAAGGGGCTACAGCTTCCATACAACATCCACTGGATTGGGGAGCGCACCTATGGCGCTGCGGCCATCACGGCCGGCAAGCTCACCTTTACCCCTGGATCGTCTGCGTTGGAGGGATAACATATGGACAGCCTGAACATCGCCGGGAAGGCGGTGCGTCTGTGTATCGACAACGACGAGAGTCGAGTCATTGAGTTCTATCCCACAGATGTGTCCTTTGCGGAAAACTTCTACGCCCTTGCGGCGGAGTTCGAGGAGCGCCAAAACGACATCAAAGCCCGCTCCGCCGCCATTGCGGAGGGAGACGGAAGCAAGTTGGAGAAATCGCGGGCGGAGCTGGCGCTTACCCGGGAGGCGTTCGCTTTTCTGAGAGAAGGAATTGACCGCACCTTTGGGCCTGGGACGGCGCAGACCGTATTTGGCAGCCGGGACAGCGTGGCAATGGCGGCCCGTTTCTTTCGCGGCGTGACGCCCTATATTCGGAAAGCGCGTCAGGGGGAGCTTGACCGCTATCTGAAGGAGCCGGCGGAGGACGTGATGGAATGAACCCCATGCTGACCCGTTTCCCCGAGTCGGTTCGCATTGACGGGGTACGCTATCCGCTGAATACGGATTTCCGGGTTGGGCTGCGTATCATGAGCGCCTATGAAGATCCTCAGTTGACTAGATTTGAGCGGCAAGTGGTGCTTTGCCGCCTGCTCTATCAGGAGCAGCCGTCGGATTTTACCCAGGCGGTCCGGGAGGGAGTTCGCTTCCTGGATGGCGGGGAACAGCCCAGGGAGACCGGCGGCAGGCGGCTTTACAGCTTTGACCAGGACGGGGCATACATCTATTCGGCAATCTTGCAGACCCACGGGATAGACCTTCAGACGGTAAAGATGCACTGGTGGAAGTTCCGTATGCTGTTTCTGGATCTCCACGAGGATACGACCTTCCAGCGTATGATCAGCTTGCGAAGCCGCCGCGAGAAGGGACTGCTGACCAAAGAGGAAAAGCGGCTCTGGCTGGACATGGCGGAGCTGCTGGAACTGCGGGAGGCGGACCCTGAGCGGGATCGGGCGCGGACAGAATTTGAACAGAGAATGAGGGGGTGAGCGCGTGCCTGACTTCGATGGTTCCATCGTTATCAATACTGAAATTGACGCCACTGGCATCCAGCGTGACATGAAGAAGGTCGAGCGGGCGGCCCGTGGCGCTGGGGATGCGACAGAAAGCATCGGCAGCGGTTTTCGGACGGCGGAACGGGATGCAGACCGCGCCGCCTCCGGCATCCAGGGAGGCACCCGAAAAGTCGAGCGGGCCGCGCGCAGCGCAGGCTCGGAGGTAGAGGACATCGGCAGCAGCTTCCGGGACGCAGAACGGGATGCCGGTCGTGCCGCCCGCGGCATTGAAGATGATCTGAAAGACCTCAAGGACTCCGTAGATGACGTAAGCAACGCAATCAGCCTCGGATTTGGGGCTGATATGCTGGTAGACCTGGCCGGCGGGATGATGGATTTGATGGAGTCCACGGACGAGCTGCGGGGTGACCTGTCCATGCTGGATCAGAACGCACGCGCGGCAGGTGTCGGCCTGGGCACCACCCGGGAGGCTATGCAGAAGCTGAATACCGTGAGCGGCGAAACGGACAGCAGCATTGAGGCAGTATCAAACCTCCTGGCCGCTGGTGTGCCGGAGAACCGGCTTCAAGAGGCGGTGGAGGGGCTGGCAAACGCGGCTATCACCTTCCCGGATACTGTGAAAATCGAATCCCTTGCGGACAGCTTACAGGAGACGTTGGCGACCGGAGAGGCGACCGGGCAGTTTGCAGAAGTGCTTGACCGTATTGGCTATGGCGCAGAGAACTTCACGAACAACCTTGCCATGTGTACCACGGAGGCTGAAAAGCAGGAACTCGCGCTGAATGTTTTGACGCAGGGGCCGCTAAAGGGCGTGTATGATGCGTGGGCCAAGGCCAACCCGGAGCTGGTAGAAGGCCGGGACGCGACACTGGAGCTACAGACTGCTACGGCCGAGCTGGGTACGGCTCTCGCCCCAGTCATAACAGACCTCACGGAACTGGCCACTAATGTGGTGAACTGGGTGGCGGGTATGGGGAACATAGATGATGTTTTTACGATGATTGTCGGTGGCATTGCTGCACTTGGTGCGATTAAGGCCATTGATATGATTACCGGCCTGGCCACATCTCTCATGACAATGGACAAGGCGATGCTCATGGCAAAGGCCAGCACCGGGCTTGCGTTCGTGGCCTTTGGCCTGCTGTTTTCCCTACTGATGCAGGCGGCGGGCGTGTGGGATTCCATGAGCGACGCGGAGAAAGTGGTCACTATCCTGGGTGCAGTTACTGCTGCGGCGTTTGCTGCGGCGCTGGCGGTGGGTGCGTTCCAGTCAGCGTTATCGTTGGGTGTGGCCGTAGTTGCGATCACCGCCGGAATTGCCGCCATGATGATGGCGATCAATTCTGCGGAGAAGCGGGTAAACCAAATGAACGCCGCCACCCAGCAGAGCTTGAGTCCAAGCACATACGGCGGAGTCTCCGGCCGCAGCGCCAGCATACCCGCGCTGGCTACCGGTGCAGTGATCCCGCCGAATGGGGAGTTCCTGGCGGTACTGGGCGACCAGAAGAAGGGCCGCAACCTGGAGGCCCCGGAAAACCTTATCCGGCAAATTGTGAGGGAAGAGAGCGGAGGCGGATTGAGCGGAACCCTGACCATACGTCCGGCGCCTGGACTAACCCGCTACCTGGCTTATGAACTGAAACGGGAGGATGCTCGGGCAGGCACGCCGCTGGTGGAGGGAACCAGACGATGAAATTCTCAATCGATGGACAGGAGTTCAATGTCATTGTCACGGAACTGGCCCGCAAGGGCAGAGTCAGTGAAAGCAAACTGTCGGGAGACGTGAAAAGCGGCGCCCACTTCCGGGACATCATCGGGACCTATTACGACTATGAGATGACCGTCGGGAGCAACGCATTGTCTGAGACGGAATATGATGCCCTTTTTGAAATCTTGACCGCGCCAGTGGAGTCCCACGAGGTTGTGCTTCCCTATGGAGCGGGTACATTGAGCTTCCGGGCGTACATCGAGGATACGAGCGACAGCATGACGGCAGATAATGGGAAAACCAGAAGATGGGGGAACCTGTCCGTCCAATTCTACGCACAGAAGCCCCAAAGGAGGCCGGCATGAGCGCCACGGTTAATAAACTGGTTTATGGAGACTTGACCTTTACGGATGACGAGATCCAAGACGGAGAAGTTTATGACGCTGTGGCTCTGTTGTCCGACGCCCTGGAAATCGGCACCATCAACGTGGGACTATATATCAGAGACGAGGAGACGGGCGCGGCCCTGACCGCTTTCCGGCGGAATGAGAAACTGCTGTATTACTACCGGGACAAGCTGCGGGGCACCTATTACATCGAGAGCATCCAGCGTACCGGGAAATACACCTATGAGATCAGCGCCAACAATGCGGTCGCTCTCCTGGAGCAGTCCAATCACCTGGGTGGCATCTACACCGGCCAGACGGTGGACGAGCTGGTGGCGGAGATCTGCACCATCCCCTACATCATTCAGAGCAAATTCGCAGGTATTAAGCTATATGGATGGCTGCCTGTCGCTACCCGGCGGGCCAATCTGGCGCAGGTGCTTTTTGCCATCGGAGCCCATGCAAAGACTGACCAGAACGGGGTGCTGCGCATCGAATCCCTGTGGGATGGTGTCTCCAGCTCCATCCCGCCGGATCGAATCTTTTGGGGCGATAAGGTCACCTATGAGAGCAAGGTCACCGAGGTGTCAGTGCTGGAGCACCAATATATCAAAGGGACCGAAGAAGTGACGCTGTTCGAGGGGGTGGCTGAGGAGGGCGACATCATCCAGTTCGAGGAGCCGGCCTACGGCTTGGAAGCATCCGGTTTTTCCGTCCAGTCCAGCGGCGCCAACTATGCCGTGCTCTCCGCCGGGACCGGCACTCTAACTGGGAAAAAGTATGTCCATATGACCCGCGATGTGCGGGTGCCGGTGTCCGAAGACGAGGTGTCTAACGTGGTCGAGGTCAAGGAGGCCACCCTGGTCTCACTGACCAACTCGGCGGCCGTGGCCCAGCGGCTGGCTGGATACTATCAGTACATCGAGGCGCTGGACCATGAGGTGGTATACGACGGTGAGCGGCCGGGTGATGTGGTGGCCTTTGAGCACCCTTATGGGGGAGAATCCAAAGGGTGTATCAAGGATACCGCCATTACAATGGGAGGCCGGCTGGTAGCATCTGAGCAGGCTGTCATCGGGTATGTTCCACCCAAGTTCGAGACAGAGGAAGTCCTGGACGAGCGGGTGGTGCTGACCGGGAGCGGCGATTATACCGTGCCAGAGGGAGTATACACCCTTACAGTGGTATGCATCCAGGCTGGGACCGGTGCGCAGGCCGGGTTTGACGGTGAACCAGGCGGAGGAACCCAGCTAATCGTAACAACAAAGGAACAGGATGCTGGTGGATCGTGGTCAGACACACAGGCCGATGGCGGAGAAGGAGGACAAAAGGGGGCTCCAGGCGCTGGCGGAAAGGTCTACCGGGCGACGATTGATGTTGTCCCTGGTCAGGTCATCCATTATGAGTGCGGCACCCCAGGCGTTGGAGGAGCGACGAATGGGGCCGTGGGTGCTGCTGGTGGTGAGACCACGTTCGGGGATTTATCGTCTGCACAGGGGGCCTCGTCTGAGATCGGATACGTGGACCCGGTAACGGAAGAAGAACTTGCAAAGCCGGGAACTGAAGGTGTTGACGGTGCTGCGGGTGGCCGTGGCGGACAGGCATCCAGCCGCGGAGGGGATTATGGAGAGAACGGCGAGGATGTGCCCCCGAACACTGGCGGCCCGGGTGGGCCTCCGTATGGATGGAAGTTTGACGATTATACATCTGAAAATGTACGCATCTATGGTGGTGGAGCAGGCGGTGGAGCCGCCCATGGGAAAGACGGAGAACCCGGCAGCGACAGTCCGACGGCGGTTGGCGGAGCAGGGGCGTCCCCTGATGTACCCAAAACGCCGGACAAAATTGGAGCTGGAGGAAATGGCGGGCACGGCGGTGGCGGTGGCGGTGGGGCCGGAGGACTGTTTGCATCTGCGGAGGCTTATGGCCCGTCAGAATTACCGGCCGGTATCTGGATCACGAAGGACGGCGGATCGGCGGGGAAAGGGTCTCCTGGTTCAAATGGCGGGCCGGGCGGTGTAATCCTGTATTTTGGAGTGAGAAAAAAACTGGTTTCCGGCCCGATCCGGGATAAAAGCGGCCGTGCATTGCTGGATCGGCTTGGCCGTCGGCTAATTGTGTGAGGTGAGAAAATGGAACTGACTCTGGAGGAACGTGTAGCGGCACTTGAGCGGAAATTATCAGCCAGAGAAGCAGCAGAAGAACCAACCGAATACTACACCATGAAATACTCCGGTGAGGAGATTGACGAGTTACTGGACAAGGTTGCAGCGATGTAAGGGAGGTGAGGCCGCGTGACCATCAACGGAAGCGACATCCGCATGATTCGAGGCGACACCGAGCAACTGGTGGTGACCTGCCAGCTCTCCGACGGCACGGAGCGGCCTTTTGAGGAGGGGGACACGGTCACCCTCACCGTGGCCTGGGCCATGGGACCGGAGGTGCTGCAAAAGACAGTGACCTCCTTCCAGGAGGGTGCGGCCTTCGTGCTGCTGAATCATGAGGACACCAACGATCTGACTCCTGGCGAATATGCCTATGATGTGCAGCTCACAGCAAAGGATGGGATGGTGGCCACCATCATCCCGCCCGCCCGGTTCGTATTGGAAGGGGATGTGACCCGTGACTGAGCTACATGGAAGTTTGGGGACACGCGGAGCCCTCAAGGGGCAGCTGGGCGGCACTGCTGGCGGAGGAGGCATCCCCTACCAGATTGGGGCTGGCCTGAAGGTAGAAGAGAACGTGCTGATGGTAGATACCGCCAATGTCGTGGAGGAGGACAACACCAAGCCAGTCACCTCGGCCGCGGTGTATGTGGAGATCGGCAATATTGAGGCCCTGCTGGCCTCACTGTGAAAGGGGCAAAGAGTATGAGTATCCAGACCGAAATTACCAGACTGCAGGGGCTGCGCAACACCCTGCGGGCGGCGTTGGTGGCCCTGGGCCTGGCCCAGTCCGCCGCCGACCTGGAGGACTGTGTCACCGCCGTGGAGGGTATTAAGAACAATGGGGCCGTCTCCGGGGCCATTACCGACGCGGCCACGCCTTATAATGTCCCCGCCGGCTACCACAATGGCCAGGGAACTGTAGGTATTGCCAACACGGAAAAAGAGAAGCTGGTGGCGGGCAATATCAAGAGTGGTGTTACCATCCTGGGCGTGGCTGGCACCTATTCCGGGGAGGCATCTAAGCTGCAGGCCAAGACTGTCACGCCCACCAAGGCCAAGCAGGATATCACCGCCGACGAAGGCTACGACGCCCTGTCCCAAGTCACAGTGGAGGCCATTCCGGCGGAGTACGCCGATGTCTCCGGGGTGACCGCGGCGGCCGGGGATGTCCTGGCCAACAAGGTGTTTGTGGGGGCGGACGGAGCAGAGGCGGCGGGTACCATGCCCAACAACGGGGCGGTGCAGGCATCCATCGACGGCCTGACGCAGACCGAGTACACGGTCCCCGCCGGCTACCACACCGGAACGGGCAAGGTCAGCCTGACAGGCGACATCGAGGAGGCCCTGGCGGCCATTTGATGGGAGGTGTGATATGTGAGTATCCAGGGAGAAATTGGCCGACTGTCCGCCGCTAAGGCAAGTATTGCAGCGTCACTACAGGCTATGGGTGTAGACCCTCCATCAGGCACCACCCTGGAGCAGTATGCCGCCCAGTTAGCCGCTATCGCCGCGGCTGCGCCCTGGCTCTCTCTGACAGGTGGTACCATGACTGGCCCCATTGTCCTGAACGGCCCTCCGACAGACGAAAACCATGCTGCCAACAAGCAGTATGTGGATGGCTTGGTAGGCGACATCAACGCCGCGCTGGACGCCATCAATGGGGAGGTGGTCTGATGGGCACGACTGCGGACAAGCTGGCCTATTTGCAGGGCGCCAAGGAGGCCATCCGGGAGGCCATCGAGAGTCTGGGGGGCACAGTGCCCGATGGGCTCCCCTTCCGTCAATACGCGAGCCGGATCCGTAACCTCGCTATAAATTCCCTGGACGTGCCAGAGGGGGACGTGCAGGTCACCTGCCGGATCAGTCCGACGGGCCAGATTCGGGTGGAGGGCCCATTTGCTTATCCTCTGAGTGACACCTACTATTTGTCACTGGAAGGAGATGAACTGCCGGAATTGGGAAATATGCGCTGCCCGAAAGGTGCAATCATCCAGATCACCCCGCTTTCGGGTGGGGGAAATGTTTATGTGCAGGGTGGGGTGGAGCCACTTGGTACATCCTCTGACGGCGGCCGGGTATACCGGATAACGGGAGATTTCATGATCCAGAGCAGCTGATAAATGGCCCCCTGCGAAAGGCGGGTACATCTCAAATAGATAATTACACTCAACACCTTCTTGGAGACATAAAAAGCCACCCCCGTCAGAGGGGGTGGCATGGACCAATGAAAAGTGAGGGGGTAAAAATATTGATCCACGAAGCCATTATAGCATCCTGGATGAGGATAGGCAAGCCGTACAAGAAAGAAGAAAGGACGAATCAGTATGAAAAAAATCGATTTTGACCGTTATACTCCGGCGATTGCCAGTATTAGTATGAACTATCCTGGCAGCGAAGACAAGGAGACCGAGGACGATGCTTAACAGCCGGGACATTGATCGGCTGCGCCCCGACGTGGCAGCCAACTGCCGCGCCTGGCTGGAGCTGTGCCGCGCGGCGGGGCTTCTGGTGTTGGTCACCGGAACCGTGCGGGATGACGAGTATCAGCGGTATTGTTATGAGCAGGGCACCGCAGCCACGCCGTACCCCAGCTTTCACGGAGAGCGGGCCGGACTGGCCTTCGACTTCTGCCAGAACATCAAGGGACAGGAGTATTCGGATGCCTCGTTCTTTCAGCGGGCCGGAGAGCTGGGGGAGCGGGTGGGCTTTGAGTGGGGCGGCCGATGGCAGAGTTTCCCTGACCGGCCGCATCTCCAGTGGAGCGCCGGCGGCAGGTACACCAGCGCCATGGTGCGGGCGGGCCGCTATCCGCCCACCATGCCATTATATCGACAGGAGGACACCGACATGACGAAAGACGAGATTCAGGCCATGATTGACGCGGCCGTGACGGCGGCGCGGCCCCAGGTCTACACCAGCGTAGAGGAGTGCCCGGAATGGGCGCGGGAGACGGTGCAGAGGGCCGTGGACTGTGGCGTGCTCCAGGGCAACCAGAGCGGCGCACTGCACCTGACGGACGACAACCTGGTAAATCTCCAGATGCTCCGCAATGCGGGGCTGCTGGAGTAAGGGAGGTACATATGGAGCATATCAACGGATTCAAGGCGGCCGTTGCCGCCGTGGTGGGCTGCCTGACCGCCCTGTGGGGCTGGTTTGGCTGGCTGGTGGTGGCCTGGGTGGTTTGTATGCTGCTGGACTACGGCACCGGCACCGCGGCCGCCCTGCGGGCGGGGGAGTGGTCGTCCAAGGTGGCCAGGGACGGCTTGTGGCACAAGCTGGGGGCCGTGGTGGCCGTCCTGGTGGCTGCCATCCTGGACGGGGTGATCGGCCTGATCCTCGCCAACATCCCGGCCCTGGAGCTGCCCTTCCGGTATGAGGTGTTTGCTTCTGTTCTGGTCTTGGTCTGGTACATCATGACCGAGCTGGGCAGCATCGTTGAGAATGTCGGCGCCCTGGGCGCCCCCGTGCCCGCCTGGCTGCGCAAGGCCATCGCCGCGCTGGAGTCCACCGTGGACGGAGCAGGGGACAAGCTGGGGAGCGGCCAGGACGACGAAAAGTAAATTGCCAAGCGATTGTGAATATCAACGCCCCCGGGGCCTACGGGCCTCGGGGGCGCTGTGCTTATTTGCTGGTATGATCAAAATCATCGGGAAAGAGTTCTCCGTGTGTACTGCCCAGGCCGAACTCGTGGTGAATCCGCGCCTGGGCCTCCGGGGTGAGCTCGCGCCATACATGTTCCCGACCGTCACAGACCAGGAGGAAATCGGCTTCCCAATAGTTTGTTATGGTGTGATCTCTTCTGCCTTCGTGACCTCCGGGGCGGGCGTTTGTTTATTCGTCATCCTGCGGGTCTTGATCCTTGATTTGAGCTATTAGATCGGCCCGGATGCGTTTCCACATTTCCCGGCTGCTGCTGCCCTCGTCAAAGCTCAGCATTACCGATGTAAGGGCGGTTCTGATGCGGCACATATCCGCACGGCTCATGGTTACGGTTCTCATTTCCTGATTTAACATCTCGTGTTTCCTCCTTGATTCCTCTGCCTTACGCTGTTATAATCAAGGTGGCTGGGGTAAGGCTCCCGGCTCACCTTTTCGGTGTGTGGGGCGGTGGGCTTGGTAGGTTAGCCGCCCCACTTTTTATGCCTTGACCTTGCTGTCCCGCACGATTTTAGCGGCGGCCTCCGGGTCTTTGGCAGTTGACTCAATCAGCTTTGCGATGTTCTCAAGATACTGATTGAGTTCTGCGGTTGTCATTTCGTCCATTCACCTCGCTCCTTTCTGTAAGAGACTTAGGATCTCTGCCTTACGAGTATAGTATAATATATCGCTAGCGAAAATACAATGCGCAAACCCAACAAATATACATCGCTAGTATTGTGCAATAAGTATATCGCTATCGTTTCGGCAATGTGATATGATAGAGCCAATCAAAGGAGGGAGGGAGTCATGCCTGTAACAAAGGCACAGCAAAGGGCTGTAGGAAAATATGAGAAAGAAAACTATGATAAAGTTCTTCTTCGATTGCCAAAAGGAAACAGAGAAAAAATAAAGGCCCACGCCCAGCAGAAGGGCATGAGCTTGAATGCCTATATCGTGGACTTGATCGAGAAGGACATGAGAACAGAGGAGGACACCTAATTACAGGTGTCCTCTTTTTCTGACAAATCGATCCGTCCATGCTCTTTTTCAAAGTCGGCAATATGACGGCGAATTAGCCACTCTATTTCCCGGTTTTTACTGCGCCCATTAAATTCGGCAATGTATTCTAGTTTATCAAGCGTGATACGGTTAATCCGAAGCGTATAGCGGGGCAGGTTGTCTTTCATGGTGGCCTCCTGCAAAAAGTCCTTGACAAAAGTATATGCAGTAGGCTAAACTTTGACTTGGATATGACGCATAAATGACGCAGTATAAATTTATAAAAACCGGGCAGGGGGCTCAACCCCGCCCGGCAAGGAATTACTCTAACATGTCCAACACGGCGTCCTTTAGGTGCAGCGGTGAGAGGCTATACCTATTAAACGCCATGACCATGCGAAAGACCAGTTCCGCATCGGTCGATACGTCCTGGAGAATCTGCACAGGGCCTTGGTGCAAAAGGCCATATACTACGATATCGTAGCTATAGTATGTGCCGATCTCCGGGGCGTATTTCTTTCGCCTGAACATGAAATAGGATATGGGCACGACGATCATCCTTTCTCTTTTTCTACGGGATGTGTCGTGTGTAAAAGGGGGCCCTCTAGCTCGAGCAGGAGGGCCTCGCTTGTTTATGAGAGAGGAAAGATTGTGCCCCCACAATTGCCCCCAAAGCCCCGAGATATGCCCCGAAATCCTGCTAAATAGTGCACGTAGAATATATGAAAAAACAAGACAAAAAACCCTGCAGTCATTGAGACTACAGGGTTTTGTTCTGGTGGAGACGACAGAACTCGAATCTGTGACCCCTTGCGTGTGAAGCAAGTGCTCTACCGGCTGAGCTACGCCTCCATATATTGGTGACCCGTACGGGACTCGAACCCGTGTTACCGCCGTGAAAGGGCGGTGTCTTAACCACTTGACCAACGGGCCAGGTTGCCCAAGCGGGGCGGGATACTCCTGAAGGGAAGTCCCAAAAGACGGCGCGGTGCCGTCTTTTGGGGTCTGGTAGCGGCACCTGGATTTGAACCGGGGACACTGCGGGTATGAACCGCATGCTCTAGCCAACTGAGCTATGCCGCCATTGAAAACCCCCTGTCGGACAGGGCAGGATTCAGTATACGCGATCATTCCCGTTTTGTCAATTGTTTTTTTGAAAAAAATTAGTCGATTTTGTAGCCGACGCCCCAGACGGTCTTGATGAACCGGGGACTGCGGGAGGGCTCGCCCATTTTTTCCCGCAAGCGGCGGATATGAACCATAACCGTATTATTGCGGTCCAGGTATTTCTCCCCCCACACGCTCTCAAAGAGCCGCTCGGCGGAGATGACCTGGCCCCGGTTCTCACAGAGCATCCAGAGAATGTCAAACTCAATGGGGGTGAGGCCCAGCTCCCGGTCGTAGAGGGTACACTCGTGGGTGGCCCGGTTGATGACCAGGCCGTTGAAGTCAATGATGTCCCGGCAGTCGCCGGCCTTGTCAGCCTCGTTGTAGCGGGTGTAGCGGCGCAGCTGGGCTTTGACCCGGGCCATCAGCTCCAGCGGGTTGAAGGGCTTGGTAATGTAGTCGTCCGCGCCGATGGTGAGGCCGGTGATCTTGTCCATGTCCTCCGCCTTGGCGGTGAGCATGAGTACAGGGAAGTGGTGCTCCTTGCGGATTTCCCCGCAGAGGGTAAAGCCGCTGATGTCGGGGAGCATCACGTCCAGGATGGCCAGGTCCAGAGCCTGGTTCCGCACCACGGCCAGCGCCTCGGTGCCGGTACCGCACTTGAACACGGTGCACCCCTCGCTCTTCAAATAGACCTCTACCAGATCGGCAATCTCCGGCTCGTCGTCCACAACCAGAATCCGCGCGTCCATGGTATCCGCCCCCTTTTCCAGGACATTATAGCCAAAGCGGCGGCGGCAAGTCAAGGGTGGGGCGTAATTGTAAGAAAAACATCAGAACTGGCCCGGCCAGGAGACGTGCCCCCGGCCGGGGCTGGTTCAGCCAGAGACGCGGTTGAGTTTCTCTATGTCCAGCGTAGTCTGTACGCTCCGGCCGGACACATCGCTGCTGTAGGTGAGGGAAAAGTTGGTGGCCTCGGAGGTGTAAAACGTGAAGGTGCGGGCGCCGTTGGCGGTGGAGCTGTTTCCGGAGGTGCGGAAATAGATGCCGAGGTCAATGCGCGCCAGGCCGCCGAAGGCGGGCGTGATCTGAAGATAGCCCGGGGCCTCCAGTATGGCTGACACGGAGTAGGAGACCCGGTAGTAGCCCGGCTGGAGCCGAAGCTGCTGGGTGCCGCTCAGTGTGATATTGCCTGTGGGGTCATTCAGCAGCTCATAGAGCGGAATCTGTCCGTTGTTGGGGACGGATCGTACATCGGAGTAGTAGGAAGCAAAGACATCCTCACCCGGTCCACCCGCAGGACCAGTGGGGCCAGTGGCGCCGGGCGTCCCTTGCGGGCCTGTCGGTCCGGCGGCGCCCTGGGGCC